GTCAGTATTCGGTCAGCTCCCAGAGAGTTGACGCCCCCTACCCTCCACTGACTCTGACATCGTTTTAATTCTATGACACGCCTTGCAGATGCTTTGAAGGTTGCCTATGTCGTCTGTGCCGCGCAGGTACTTCGGTATGATGTGATCTACTTCAGTTGCCGCGGTGATGTGATCCTTTGCCCTGCATGGTTGACATAGGTAGTAATCGCGTCTTAGTGCTTGCTTGCGTATGTACTGCCATGCAGCACCGTAACCTCGTTGGGTCGTGCTGCGGGTGTGTCGGAAGGCTGTGGCTTGCGCTCTGTGTGTGTCGCAATATCCATTCTTGTTGCTGTGTGCCTTACCACATGCTCTGCATACTGTGGGTGCGCCGATTGCCATGTGACTCGCTTGATAGGGTGAAGGCGATTAGACTCGAACTAATTGACACGACCATCCGAGACTTACGGGTTGCTGCTCGGTTGTGACGCCCTCTTGACTGTGTTGTGCGGTGAGACTTCCATGATCTTTGCAGTGTTCTGTATGGTGTATCATGTGCTCGACCATCTCTAGTCTGGCCAACATGTGATCCATGCCTGATGGGTTTAACGCCGTGCTCTTGGCGCTCTATACCTGACGCTTGAACCTGCTTAAGTAGCCGTAGCCACGATCGGTTGCTTTGACTCTTTCTGAGTGACATTGATTATTCCTTTCATGTGGTTACATGATCGGATATCAAGAGAGTGGTAAAACATCGCTTGTGACGCCCTCGTGAACTGGTAAGTAATACTTTACAGTTGAACTGTCAACTAATGGTTAACAGTTGCCCTAACCGCCCAGCTTCTTCAACTCGGATAGGTCAGGCTTCTCACCTAACGCCTGCTCAACGATAGCCAGTAGCTCGTTGTCTGCTGGCGTGTCTGTCTGGTCTACGATCTTTTGGGCCAGCCAGAAGAATACTTTGCGCTGCAGTGCTTCGTTGGTCAGGATAAAGCTGATAGCAGCCTTCATGACTGAGCCGAATAGGATCTTACGGAGCGCTGTGAATACGATTGACATGGAGCCTCGCTGATTGGTTTACTTAATGTTGACTGTGGGTATTGTCGATACCGATACGGTGGACGTTTACATCACCTGAATAGGTGTTCAACCTGACGGATTAGATATGTTGCGCCGTATATGAAGCAGTAGCCAATCACATATAGTCCAACAAGGGTGACGATACCCAGCAATGTCAAACCCATGAATAGCCAGAACGTCATGATTGCTCTAAACGCGACATGAGGCGCTCGGCCCTGCTCGTCGTTTGCCTGTACCATTTCGAGTCCCTGCCGTGGGTCGCTGCTGCTCGATAGTCTTGGTCATTGATAGACCCCAGCATGTTCTTGAAATTGGATAGCCCTGTTATACCGAGTTGGTATGCCATGTTGATGAGGATCATTTGAACCTCTGGCGGTGATGATGCAATCCAAGGGTGACGCTTGACAAGGTCACGCTCTACTGCTGGTAATCGGAAGAATTCCACGATGTATGCCGACTCTTCCAGTGTCAGGAATGTCAACCCGTGGCCGATGGTGGTTACGCCTACTGTGTCCAGGTAAGGGTAGGACTTGAAGCCCTCATCCGCTAATACTTGCCCTAGTTCCTTCTGACAGATCAATAGATGTCCTTGATATTGATGCCGACTAATGCGCCGATTATCGCGATAGAGCCCAGTATGAGCAGCTTGGCGTTGCCCGTTTGCCAGAAAGACTGCACTGATGATCCGCTCATAGAATCAATCAGTGCCTTGTGCGTTGCGAGCTGGGCTGGCATTGGCTTGATGTCGGTCTTGATCTCGCCTAGCTGTGAGTGGATGCCTGCGATGTTCGTGGCAAAGACGGCTTGTTGAGTGATAACTTTATCGAACTTGCCAGATAGTGCAGCGTATTGATCGTGACAATCTTTGCCTTGCGTGATTACCTCAGCAAGTATCAGTTTAATGTCAGTATTATCGCGTCTGTCGTTGATTTCTGACACGTTATGAGGCCCAAGAATTAGGGATGGCACAATGAATTAGTGCCGAGACTAACTATCTTACCACGTCGCGCTACCACTGTCAATACATACAGTACTTTTATTTTCGATCAGGCAAAAAAAAGCCCCAAGGGTTGCAGCCTTTGGGGCTTTGAATCAAACACCTGGCAGGGCGATTGATTCCGTACATAACCAAGACCGTTGCGGTCGCTGGCGTTTTCTAACGACATCGCTCAATGTCGATAGAATACTAGCATCGTTAAGAAATTCTGTCAATACATACAGTGATTTTATTTATTTTATATTTCTTTGATTAAAGGGTTGACTGTGACGTGTCACGGTGTATACTGATCCCACATGCAACGAAACGGGAATACGAAAATGAGAAACACCGAAGAGCGCAACGCAGGCACAACAATCCGAAAAATCACCAAATCAAACATAAACCACGGTTCTTTTCAGTATGGTCGTTTGGTTCAGGTAGGTCGCGACTTCATCACCACCGCCACAATCGACGGCAAGCGTCACTACTTCCTTGAGCAACGGGACTGCTTGTTCGGTACTCTCGATCAATCAACAACATTCACCAGCCTTGCTGAACTAAAAAAATCAGTAAGAGGATAGTAAAATGGCAGTAAATGTGCAAAACCACACATTGAAAGCGTTGGAAATAATGCTGGAAGTGAGAAACGACCCAGAACACGCGCACATCAAGAGTGAGGTTCAAGCGTGTATTGACTCGCTTATTGATGTTATGCAGGCCAACAGGATGTTAAACCAACGCTAACCACACCGGGCTTCGGCCCCACCACCAAAGAAAGGTAGAAAGTAATGACAAAACACTATACCCAAGCTCTAACAAATCACGCCGATTATTTATCTGCTCGCATAAGGACTCTAAATCGCTACCGTATATTTGAAGAAGGACAGAATGAAGAGTACGGATATTCTGATTCAACAGGCAATTCCATTGCACGCTTAGAACTTGCTATAGACTCCAATAAGCGAGCATTATCAGTGGCCCACTACTACGACAAAATCATGAGAAAGACGGGAGACATGCCAAGAATGCTTGTCGCAGGACATATAAGTTAAGTTGCTGATAAATACAACGAAAGGAAAGGTTTATGGCAGCACTGACCCAAGCAGAGCGTAAACGTGCAGAGCGTAAAAGAAACAAAGATAAGGGCATTCACCCCGTTCAATTCAACCTCACCAAAGCGCAAGAGATGAAAGTACGCGAGTTTATTAGGTCACTTTAACTGGCCTAATATCCTCAATAGTCAGATATCCATCATCTACCAGCTGCATCAGCATCTCTAACGTATCCGATGCGGTGCGATATCCTTCTGGTATCTCCTTGATAACGCCCCCTTTGGCGAGGAAGTCTGCCGTGTCCTGAGCTATGGTCATTCGGGCAACTCCTTAGTTGCTAATCGTCTGAGTAGCGTTCTATGCGTTGCCTTATGGATCAGTAGCATTCTATGCGTTGCTTTGCAGACCATAAGTGCGCCCCTAATTTGTATTGCGAGTAACGGTGCTTTGACTACGTTATTTTTCATTAGTGCGACTCGCCGCCTTGACTGCTTCGCGGATTACCTTGAGAGTCAATACTCCTCGTTTAGCAGGCTTCATAACCTGACGCTGCGACAGTGCTGACCCACTCTTCATTTTTTCTGCTTTGCTGGAGCCCTTCGCGGACAGAACCTTCATAATTGAATCTTCACGGGTCTGCATGGCTGCGGCTTCGGCAAGCGCGTCATATTGCCTTTCAAGTGATTTCTTATCCCGCACCGACCCCACGAAACACCAAAACATCATTGGAAATCCTAGCGCCGCTATTGGACCATAAAATTTAGAAAATATTTCAAACAAATCTGCTATCAACTCCATAACCTACCCCTCACAATTCCCAGTTGAACAACCCGACCCGTTACGCGCGGCCACCTCTTCTTCAGTCATAACCTGGCGCTCTGCCAGGCCCATGACTACCTCAGCCCGTAGCGATACCATCCAGTCCTCTGCACCGCTTAAATAGACTTCGGCGTACTTACCCTCAGCACGTGCCAGTTGTATTTCGGATAGTTCTGCGTCAATTAGGCGTAAGATGTCCATAGTCAATCCTTGATCACATAGTGCGGGTCGGGGATATTGATGCCGGTGACGATCCCTTCTTGGGAAACGGTGACGAGATCCGTTAGCGCCACCGCGTCCCATTCTTCGGGAGTCGCATCAGGCCGAGGAGTCGTGAAGTCATACATTTCCTCCACTACCTCGCTTGGAGGACGAGTGTCTTGTGCTGGCTCAATACTTTCAATCAGCAGATCGAGGTAATGCCGCGCCTTCTTCAAATCGTCAACGCCGTTCTTGAACTGATACCGCGTGACGTACTTGATGATATTGCCGACCTCGTACCCAAGCTTATTCTTCTGGATAAACTCAATCGGCTGGATCGCCATGTTCTTGTAGTGTGTACCGCCGACCTGTGTGTCTAGTGCGCTCATACCGTAACCTCTGCTGCTGCGATGTTTAATCGTGGTCGTACTTGGTGCGACTGTTGCTCGCCGTCAGTCTTGTGATAGACATGGACTAGCGCCCCACGTCTCGACATGAAGCCGCCACGCGCCGCGTATGCGTCCCTGCCTGATAGCGTCGGGTGCTGCGTTGTCGTGGCACCACCGTCATCCAGCGTTTTCTCATGGTGCAAGTGACCAGCATGGATATAAGTGTGCGTCGCCTGCCCCCACATCGCCCGAAAACGAGGCTCCATGCTGAACAACTTGACCAACTGCGTCAGGTTCTTCTTATGCCCGTGATGGAAGCCCAGCATCGTCTCGCCAAACAGAAATGCGTAGTAGGGAAAGTCGTTGTCAATCACCTGAACGCGCGGCTCGTGGCTAAACATGTGCTTAATGAACTTTCTCAGCCAGACGCTGCCTGCCGGATCGTGATTACCCTCTGCCTGCACCACAATGACCGTCTCGAACTTACGCAGCATCATGTTCACCGCCTCGCACATAACCGCCATCGTCAGGTCGACCAACTTGCTATACCGCGTGTCTGCGTCCAGAACGTGACCGCTTGCCGCTGTGACCGCTAACAGGCCATCCCAGTGCAGGAAGTCGCCCAACTGACAAAGCAAGCCTGTACCCGATTTGGGACTCGCCTCTATCATGTCGTGGATCGAGTTAAGGAATACCTGCTCTGCAATCTTCAAGTCCCATGAGTCGCCTGTCTCAGCACCATGCGCATACATGCCCATATGGAAATCTGTAATAGTCACTTGGGTTAGATAGTCGTGATCCACCCGCTTAGGCTTTGGCGTGGCTTTGAAAGGTTTGAAGTTCAGTATGCCCTCCTCAAACCGCTCCATAAGCAATTCAACCTGGCGCTGCTCATCGCTCATCGACTTGACCCACTGCCGCGCTAGATTGCCGTCAGCATCATAGAAGCTGGACACACCTTTTAGCTTGAAGCCGTCAGGGACGATATGGGTATAGTCATGTTCAGGCGAATAGCCACTTTTCGCAGCCTTAGCCTTAATCTTGCGTACACTCGACCTGATATTAGCTGGGTCTTTGTCCAGCGCCTTGGCAGCCTTGCCCGATGAACCATGCTCCATAACGGCTAGGTAGTGCTGCCATTGTACGGGTGTGGCATATTGTTCTAGCTTTGGATCAATCATAATCCACCTCATCGCTCTCAAATGCCAGCCTTGCGAAGCTATACGAAAGTATCGATAATTTCCCCATCATGTCAGTGATTTGATCTGGGTCACTGTCGAAGCTGCCTACCATATCGACCGTTCTTACACCGCTGTCAAATTCGCGGATCAGAATTACGCCGCACGTATCTGATGCTGCGTTACGCGCATCATTCAGCAGTTCGCGCACCTCAGTTTTGCCTGAATCTATATCGACTACTTCACCCATGATCTATCCCCGTAAGTTGATATACTTTCAATTAATCCCTGTGCCTGCTCGATGCTTTCGATAATCGCGTACTTGCCGCCCTGCTCTATCCAATCCTTCTCGAACTGTGTCTCACCCTCCGTCTGCTTCTTGCCTGGCATCTTGACCTCCACCGCCACCGTGACCTTGTTGTAAACCACCATCAGGTCACAAAAGTTTTTTAGCGGGTGAGTGTGGTGAACGTATGCCCCTAGCCTGCGGAACTCTTTGACGATGGCAGGCTGGTTCGCGTCAACTTTGCTGTGGTAGATGCTCATCAGCTTATCCTCAGTTTTCGCTCACGATCTGCCTCAAAACTATCCCATAGATCCTTATAAATTGTTAGCTGTGCTGCCTGAAGCCTAAGCTCCGTCTCATACCCGTCTCGCTCAATGGTCATTGCATCAAGCTGGGTCTGCAGGCGCTCATTGCGATCTCGCAGCGCCCACAGTCCGTCCGGTGCGTCTTTTGGTGTGTGGCTCACGCTGGACTCCTTCGCTTATCGTTTTTGTGCTTGCGACTACTGGCGCACCAAGGGCATGAACCATGATTCTTGCAGCTACTATCCACAGCTTTACTGCCTCGCGGTTGCTTGCGGCGGTCTTTGCGCTTCGGGTAGTGGTTGTTAAAACTCATCGGTGATACCCCTCTATTGCTTCCCTAACGTCTAATGGCGGTATGTCATCAACGCCAACAAATGTGCACACGTCCCGAAACGCTTCCTTTTCAAATGCTTTCCGCGAGTCACTGCCGAATGTGTCCCCATCGTGCAACCCCAGATGCTCTTCGTTAGTCAGCGGGATTATCCACCAATGACCAATCTTGACTTTGTTGTGACTACCTGTAGCGCCCACACAATGATGAATCACCGCATCGTCACCCGTTATCACCGAGCCCATCGCCCGTACAGCTTCGCGCCATCGCTTCTGGACTGCGGTGGGTGCATTACCTTTGGACTGCATGTTGTTTTGTCCATATCTGTTCGCTGAGTATCTTGCTGATAGTCGACTGTGTGGTGTCGTATTTCTCGGCAAGCTGCTGCTGCTTCATCTCTCTGGCGAAGTACGCGCGCTTGATCTCGGTGGCTATCGCGTTAGTTAGCTTCATATCCACCACACCACTGTCAGGCACATAGCGAGCAGGATTACGTTGACTGTCATCTCTTTGGTGAGCTCGGGCAGGGCTAACCATTTTCGGTAGATTTTCATTGTGACGCCTCCTTGTATTTCCAGTATTCCGAATTCTGTTTAGTTTCCAGCATTACACCGACATCAGCCGACCATGCGTCGATTTTTGCTAACAATATCGCCATGTCAGGCTTCTTGAGTTGGTCAGGGTATGTAATCGTCCTGAGCGCGCTCGGTATAACGGTGCTGCCCAATTTACGATCACCCGTATGGCCTAAGAACTTATGACACATCAGGTCGTGCATCTGATCGGCTGTGTAATCGTCCTTGCCGCGGCTGCTAAAGTTCTTGGCTAACTGGCGCATCCAGATCCAGAACACCGCCTTATGATCCAGCGTGGCACCGATCGCCGTGATGCTGACCTCCGCACCACCTTCGCCAAAGTCCCACAGCGCGAGGAAGTCAACTATCGGCTGCATTCCTGACTGGCCGTGAATCTTGGCCTTGAAGTCGCGGACTAGCACAATCGAATACCTGGCATCCAAGCTTGGCGCGCCATGTGAGCGAATGGCACAGCATCTTCGTTAGCCTGGCGCATGTTGTTATTCCATGATGTCTTACAGCTTGGCGTGCAGAACTTTTTGTGCAGGTTCTTCCACTGAAATGAGTCGTTGCACCATTTGCAATCTAATGTGTATTTCATGTAATTAGCACCTGCTTGTATGCGTTAGCGAGCTTCTTGTACTCGTAACGCGCATTCGTTAATCGGCAGTTCAGGTCTGAATTAAGATTCTCGATTTCAACCAAGCGCTGATTGATCATGCGGAAACTGTCTTCGAGGTGTTTGAACGACGCTTTGAGTTCTTGATCATCTTGTGCTTTATGAAGTTCAGCACCTTCGCTGATGGCGGTAACATTGGAACGTCCTGGCGCTGTGGTATCGATCCGAGCATTTCTCTGCATGTGTGATACACCCATCCTTTCGAGTAATTTTTAGTCGCTGCGTAGTGAGCCAGCATTCCCCATATTTCCTGCTTTTCTTGCGGTGTTGCTGACTTGTCCTTCTTACCCTTAGCGCCCATCTCGATTAGCTCACCCTTGCCGTTCTCAACCTCTGATTGGCGTTGAGCGATGAACCCGCACGAGGGACACGCGCCCTTGCACAAGCACCCGCACTTGACGCAGGGCTTGGGGAGCTTTTCATCTTTCTCGGACTTGGTTGATTTCTCTTTGGGCTTGCCATCGTCGAGGGTGTCGTGATGAATATCAGTGACGAAGCCGAGTCTATTGTGTGTATCGGAATGGTCGAGTATCAGACAGTAGTCCTTGCCCTCGGCGGTGCGTAGTCCCCTGCCAACGATCTGAACAAACTTGATTTCTGACTTGGTGCTGACCGCTATGATCAAGCACCTAACGTCCCAATCTATACCGGCCACCAGCGTGCCAACATTGACCACTATTGATATCACGCCATCATGGAACTGTTTAGCAATGGCTTGGCGTTCTTCTAAGTCGGTGTGCGCGTCGATGTATCCTGCGTTAATGCCGCGACTCAGAAACTCAGCCTGAATCTTGCGAGCGTGGGCGCAGTCAACGGCGTAGCACAGTGTGGGTCTGCCTATGCCATCTTCCAGCCATGTATCGACGATTGAACCAATCAACTCGGGCGTACTAGACACCTCTGCTAACTGGCCTTGATGAAAATCTCCAGCAACCACGTCTACGCCTGACAAGTCGGGGGCTGACGGGGCGAAAACGAGGAAGCCGGAGAGGAAACCTTGATCTATTAATTCTTGTGTGGTGATGCCTATTACTAGATCGTCATAGTGCTTGGCGAGTCCCTTGGACCAAGGCGTAGCACTCAGTCCGATGAATGGAATGTCAACCGCTTTCATCCATGACCACATATATTTGTTGTGGCGGTGAGCCTCGTCAATGATAACCAAGTCAACAGGGGGAAACTCAGACTTGCGGGATAGCGTGTCGATGCTGCAGATCAGGATAGGCGCAGAGTAATTCGTCATCGGGTGATCAGCTTGTATCACACCCATATCAATAAACGGACGCAGCCCCTCGGCTTCAAAGCTCGCTAATGTTTGGTCAATGAGGGAAATGAACGGGACGACGAACGCTACCCGACGCCCCTTAGCGTGTGCGTTACATACCAGATTAGCTGCCAGCTTGGTCTTGCCTGCCCCAGTCGGAGCCATAACCATTATCTTGCGATTGCCAGCCATGAAGCTTTGGCGGATCATGCCGTCAATTTGTAGCTGGTATGGGCGCAGGGTGGATATCATTTTGCGCTACCTGAGAACTCACCGAACACCTTCTTGCTAGCAGCACTTACGCCACACCTGTTCCACATTTTTTCTTGATGGGTCGCTAGGCGCAGGTTGATGAATCTATTGTCTGTCTTGATGCCGTTTTTGTGATAAATAAATATGTCGCTTGGCTCTTCCCCTGTTGCTAGGAACCAAGCCAGCCTGTGCGAGGAATAGCTCACTTGACTAATCACCACTCGCATGTATCCTCCAGAGCTAATCAGGCCAGCAACTTTACCGGAATGCTTTGTATTAGAGGTCTTAAATGCACCGACAGTCTTGAAGTGTGACTCTGGTCGCGGCTTCCAGATAAGATCCCCAGTTGACTGGTCGTAACTCAGACACTCCCGCAGGTAATCAATGTGTGGTAGCGGCCTAGGCATCACTTGGATGGCACCAGTACACGACCACATGACGGGCAAGCCTTGTATTTCATGCCCGTAGATATCCTTTCTACCGTTGAATCACCACATGAAAACTTCATATCTAACACCATTTTTACGCTTCCAAATTACGCCCTAAATCATCGGGCAATAGTTAGTCTAATGAGGGGTTGGGTTGGTAGACCCAATAACCTTCTCAGGGCTAACAGCGCCCAAAATGTGATGAAATAAATCGTTTACCAAGGCTGCCCGTTTATGGTGGGCCAATCCGATACGCTCTTACACGCAACCAACCGTCCATTTGCCTGTTTATCACCAGTTAGCTGTTCTACTGGTAGGTGCCCCTCAGGATCACATCTGGCTTTACCGGCCAGGCCCATACACCCGATCTATTCATTCCGTCGTGGATTACGCGCCACCGTTGTTGTACACGTCCGCGATGATTGCTACTTGCCTATAAGCTGGCCTCCACGTTATTTACTGATGACACTCTTTTGATTTGGATGTATGTGCGGGGATATAGGTCAGGACGCAGGTCGTATGCCTTGACGCGGCCTGATGTGAGCATGTGGCAGGGGAGCGCATAACGTGCACCAATCTGACCATCTCTACCCATCCAGCCGCTTACTGTTGGCTGAGAAACTCCCAGGGCCGCAGCCATCTTTTGCTGACCGCCAAAAATGATGACTGCTTGACGTATTGCCTCGACCTTTCCCAATTTTAGACCTCTAATGTTTAGTTATTTATTGATAATATACAGTAAGACTTGCTACTTGTCAATAGATGGTGCTATAATATCTATTAAATCTACTAATAAATAAACGCAAAAACTATATTAACACCTTTACTTCCGTTGAATACTTTGAAATAATGCTTTTGCAGTAACGAATTGAATACTGATTGAGAGATAAAATTATGAACTATTTCACAGCGATAGAAGAGATGCAGGATTGGGTAGAAGTATCACTGAGCGAGAAACTGACCGAATCAGAGTCGATGGCGATGCTGCACAAGCACATCAGCACAGATAAGGCCGACCGAGCCAACTATACGGATGTGCTCAACGCGCATACGCATGTCTGGGGCTTCATTACTGATCAACCTCGTTGCGCTAAATGCGGGATGTCTAAAGGCGAGTGTTTAGCTTGTCAGGACGAAGCCAGCTTTGACTTCGGCTTTCTGAATGTCGAGTTACTAACGAATCACCACTGGGGTAGAGCATGATCGAGCCATTACTAATCAGCCACGCCGAGCAGCGCGCAAAGATCCGGCAACTTGAGGCCAGCCTTTCTGAAACTAGACTGCTCTGCCAGCGCCGCCTACTTACTATGCTGACCGATGCAGCCAAGATGATAGCGCTTGAAGCAGACAGCGACCGGCTACGTGAACTGGTAGCAGATCGCGTTACCAAGCAGGCCCACGCTAATGGCTGAGATCCTTGGCGGCGAATACGAAATCGACTTTGGCACGCTAACAGTAGTGGCAGAGTGGCGGTATACAAGGTGCCTGGCTGTGTCGGAGTATTGGGGCGTCAGTGCAACGCATCAAGAAGAAGAACTTGAGATAGAAAGCGTCAAGGTTGGCGGGCAAGAAATTAAACTGCCCAAGCCGATGATGACTTACTTACACGACATGATTTATCAAGATGAGGTGGCAGCATGAGCTTTGATTTAAAAACAACGATGGATAGGGACGGTGGCTGGTGTAAGTGTGGCAGCGACGATGCGCGGATTATTTGTACAGATCGAAAAAGTCATAATGGGCACTCGATAGGGATTTTGATTGAGACTGGAGGCACTGAGTATCTGCGCTATAGGGACTTGCAGGGGTGTGCTAATGACTGCGATCCACTCGTCACCCTGCCAGAGACAAAGGTGAAGTACGCTAATGTCTATAACGATTGCTGTCTGGGCGCCGCGCGCAACTCTATAGAGAATTGCGTACAGGCCGTCGGTTATGAGTATTCAACTTGTATCGGCATCCTCAAAATAACCACGACCGGCGATGATTGGGATGTCGAGAAGGTGAAGTTATGAGCAGCCCAATAGAACGCGCCCTAGCCCAAGAAATCGAGGATATGACCGTTGCTCACGCTGCACAGGTCGCGGAACTACAGGCCCGTATTATCGAGATGCAGGATGATGCCGATTCGATGGTGGAACGCTTTACCGTTGGCATAGATGGGCTGATACGGAAGATAGAGGGCGAAGTTAAAGAGTTTCGGGCGGTGGCATGACCATCATACGCAAGGGTAAGACATACTGCAGCTTTTACGAATTGTTTGTCGATCTGGGAGGATCAAGATAATGAGTGAGAAAACGCATTACCGAAAAGCATTTAACAGCCCATACCTGGCCGCGGCTGACATCGTTGGCCCGACAGTATTACACATTGCTTTTGTCCGTCTTGAGTCTGACCTGACCAAGAAAACGAAAGACCTATTCAATACGGCACACTTTGCAGAGAAAGAGTTGCGCAAGGGTGAGAAGTTGAAACCGATGATACTCAACGCGACGAACTCCAAGACGATCCGCGAGATGACTGACTCGCACTACATCGAGGATTGGAAGGATGTCGCCGTGGTGGTCTACGTGGACAGTGCCGTCAAGTTTGGCCGCGATACGGTCGAAGGTTTACGGATAAGCAAAGACCTGCCGAAGTTTGTCACGCAGGCACAGGCTGACGAACTCATGGCGAAGTGTGCCGATACGGATACGAACGTTGATCAATTCTGCAAGCATTTGGACGTTGCGACACTTGACGTATTGCTTGCTTCGAAGTTTCAAGGCGCGATACATGCACTGGCAGAAAAGGCCAAGCGTATCGCAGCGGAGAAGGAGGCAGCGGCATGAGAGAGATAAAGTTTAGGGCTTGGGATGGCAGGGCAATGATAACGCCCTATTCAGTTAGGGGCGGTAAAGCCACCATTATTAAGCCTTGTAGTAATGATGACAATGTTTTGATGGACAAATATGGTGTTAGTTATTATTGCAACTGGGATATTGATCAAATAACTGATTACCCGTTAATGCAATTCACCGGCCTTACTGACCAGAATGGCGTGGAGATTTACGAGGGGGATATTGTTAGGATTCGCAACAAATTCGTAACGTCTGTCACTTTTTTTGAGGGCTGCTTTTATACCGTTACCGATGGTGGTAATTACAGATGTGGCGGATGGGAGAGGTATGCCATTGAAGTAATCGGCAACATCTACCAGAACCCTGAACTATTGGAGGTGCCAGCTTGATCATCCACACCCACGACCAAGGCACACCCGAATGGCTGCAGGCTAGGCTAGGCATCCCAACGGCTTCACAGTTTGGCAATCTAGTCACCAGCCAGTGTAAGCCGTCAGCGAGTCAAGGCGCGTACCTAAACAAGCTGGTAACAGAGTGGCTGCATGACCGCCCTATTGAGATACCGACCACGTACTGGATGCAACGCGGCACCGAGCTGGAGCCGGAAGCGCGCGGATACTATGAGATCTACACAGGCAAGTCAGTGACGGAAACGGGCTTCGTGACCAATGACGATCGTACTTGTGGCGGCTCACCAGATGGATTGGTAGGCGATGATTCGGGCGTTGAATTCAAGTGTCCGAAAGACGAGACACATACCGAATACTGCCTAGCCAAGAAGTGTCCAGCAAAGTACGTCCCGCAGGTACAAGGCTTGATGTATCTGTTCGAGCGTGACCACTGGGACTTCATGAGCTACTACCCCTATCCGGATGAGGCGACACGCAGACCTCAGTTGTTAGTCAGGGTAGACCGTGACGAGAAGTGGGTCAGCGCGTTCGAGATTGAGCTAGACAAATTCACCGAGAAACTTGCGAAAGCTAAACAAAAACTAGGAGCATAGCAGCATGGCAAACGATTTAAACGTCTGTTCATTTATAGGAAATTTAGGCCAAGCACCTGAGACACGTCAGGTAGGCGATACCAGCGTGACCAATTTCAGTATAGCGGTGGGCTGGAAGACGAAGACCAAGGAAGGCACCGAATGGGTCAGGTGTAACGCTTGGGGCAAGTTGGGTGAGATTTGCGCGCAGTACCTTGGTAAAGGAGACAAGGTATTCATATCAGGCGCAATGCAAACCCGTGAGTACGAGAAGGACGGAAGCAAGCGGTACTCAACCGAGATACGCGTGGATAACATGCAGATGCTCGGCAGCAAAACTGGGAGCCAGTCCCAGCATTCTCCGACTGACGCGGGCTCAGGTACTGGTAGTCCGCAACTTACTCCACCGAAAGAAGATTTCTTGGATGATATCCCGTTTTGATGTGCCGTTCTTGACTCTATATTCCTTGCGTGGTAACTTAGTGTTTTTCACGTAAGGAATTAAAGAAATGAAATTATGCGGGTCTTGTGAAACAGAAAAAGATGAGTCTCTTTTTGGATTTAGAAAAGCATCACTAGATGGACTGTCCCACAAGTGTAAAACGTGCCAGAGAGTTTACGATAAAGCGCGAAACGGACAAGATCATAGACGGCAAGCAAGAGAAATATATGCTCAAACAGAAGAAGGCAGAATTTCAGGAGCAAAGGCTAAAGAAGCTTGGAGAAAACAAAATCCAGACAAAGCTAAGGCTCAAGCAATAGTTGCTAGGGCTGTAAGAGGCGGCAAGTTGTTTAGAAAGCCATGCGAGGTTTGCGGAATAAATGAACACATACACGCTCACCACGACGATTACTTGGAGCCATTAAATGTGCGCTGGTTATGCGCGGCACACCACAAGCAATGGCACAGCAAAAACGGGCCGGGCAAAAACTTTTAGAAAGGGGAAAATAATGAGCTATGAAATAGAGCTAGAAGGCACGATGGCAGATATAGGGCTGCTAGTTTCGCTTTTTAAAAAACACTGGTATGTGCTGCGGCTTACTCGGCAAGTATATCACGACATGAAACTTGCATCTTTTGAGGGTTTGCGGGGTGATGAAATAGCCCAAATGCTATCAGGTGACTACGATCACGCCGTTGAGCACTTTAATGGCTGGTTTGGCGCCGATGTAGACCTTATCTCGCCTGAACTACAGCGAGAGAGGGAAGCGGCTGAGAGGGAAGCACAGGACGTTATTGATAAGGCTGATTTTAATTAACGAAAGGGGGTTTTATGAACACAACAGTGTATTCAAATAACGGCGAGGACTTCAATTACTATGAAATTGATGAGGCGCTAGAATATGCCGAAAATGGCGTTCATCACTTTTGGTCTGGCGATGCAGTGCCTTTTAAAGTCGAAGCGTTTGTTCCTAACATGGCAGAGATTATTGGCGAAAGGGCTTATGAAGAATGCGAAGGATTTGGTGATACGTGGCCCGGACACAGTGAGGAGTTGCAGGCAATGATTCTTAATACTGTGAAAGCTTGGGCAGACGAATACGACCAGCACCCTAAGATCTGCGAGGTGCTAAACATCAAAGAATTTACGGTTGTAATAAGTTTTGACGAAGTGGACGAAAGCACCATACGCGAGGTGACAGCATGAAGGCTATTGAAGTAACAGAAGATCAGTACGCGGCACATCTGGCAGGCGAGTCGATCACGATTGAGCCAAAGCCTAAGCGGTGGGTTTCCAAATTTATTAAATACCCTTGCACTGTATACGTCGCCTCGAAAACTGGAAGCACGTTAGGTGAGAAAGGTAAATTGATTCAGGCTTACGCAACCCTACTTGATTACGTCGAGGAATACGGCGGGGATTGGGTGGCTGATTGGGATGATATGGATCAGGCGAAAGGCTACGTTTGTTACAATGGCGTGAAGCGGTCGTGGTTCGCTGGCTCACGGTATGGAAACAAGGTGCTGGCCTACGTCGATATGTCACAATCTTGCGCCAATGGTCTAGCCGATAAGCTTAACAGCGGGGAAGTAAGACTATGAAAAAGGTTATTACTGGATGGATAGGTAGGTCAGAGACAATTAATAGCTGCATTGGTCGTTATGAGTCTGAATCCTCATTTGACATTGAGATGAGCAAAGTTAAAGGGCGAAAATCAGAATGGCACGCCAAAGACTGGCCCCCCGTCAAGGTAACGATAACCGTGGAGACAGCCGAATGAAGAAGCCGGTGATATGGATAAACCTCGAAGATACAAATTATTACTACCAAAAACCCTTATTTGAACCTGATGTGTTTACCGCCTACGTCCCAGCCAGCGAGCTTGATAAAGCCGAGGCGAGAATTGTTGAGATTGAGGCACAGAGCGATACTTTAGCTAGGTGTCTTGCATGGCTTCAAAATAATGTCGATTCTGCCTACACAGTTGAGAATATAGAAAAGGCTATGGGGGTGAAGAACGATCAACATATACCAACACAGGATGAAAAATAATGAAATATCTACTATTAGCAATCACGATGTTATTTTCAATAATATTTATGACTGAAGCACAAGCCGATTGTCGATGCGCTTGTGTCGATGGCAGGGCGCAGAATATTTGCAGCAACAGCTACGATGTTAAGCAGTATTGTTACTCAGCTTGCCCGATAGCGCCGCCAAGGGTGCGACCGATACAGCCACCTATTGTCCCACCCGTTGGCATGGGAAATTGCTACCAAGAACAGGTATACAACCGCAATGCCCGTCGATATGAGTTTCAGACGGTCTGCCGGTAATTACTTGGGGCGGCGAGGCACAAATGCAGGCAGTTTAACGCCCATGGACTCGACAAACTCAACCAGACGGTAATAAATTTTATCGTCTGTCTTTGTCCCGCGAGTGTTTAACGCAATCGTGCCCAGTACCAGCAACACAAAAGGCGTTAAGACGTACCAGTTTTCGATTATCCAATCCATTTTATATACCTGCTGCGTCTAGTCGTGCATTAAAGCCAGCCGCAATAAATGTGTTTAGCTGCGACGATCTGAACCCGTATCGGTTGCCAGCAACTTTGGTCTGCTCAGTCCATGCGTCTACTGCCTGAACCTCTGACGTTACCAGCTCGTCACCGTCATAAACTGCTGCGGCGAATTCAACCGCAGGATGCTCGACGAACGCGTCATCCCATTCGTCATAGCAGATAAAGCCGTAAGACATCGGGTTAAGCCCTTCTGCCTCCATAATGGCGATAACAGATTGAACCGTTAATCCGACATGCTGCCGAGCTGAATCACCCTTTTCTTCTACAGAATCCAACCACTGATAAACGCCTATTTCTTTAGATATCAGAATTGATGCTCGTATTTCTGCTGGCGTCAATTTCCTGACCTCAGTTTTTTCTCTGGCATCGGATGTGTTAATTGTGCCGGTTCCAGCATAGACCGTAGACCAGCGCTTAGATGCGCTACCTAATGTCTGAGTGTTATCTGCTCCTGCAAGAAGATTGCGGCTGTCGTCAATCCTCATAGCTTCCGCGCCATTATTGTAAAATAACATGTCCCCAGATTCTTGGTTAGAGATGACTAGAAATGCGCCG